CAGTATAGGATATTTGGTTGAATTACCCTTTAATATTTGATTTTCTATTGTATAAGTATCATTCAAATTTAAATTTGCAGAGATTTTAGCAACAAAAGAATTTGAAGAATTGATACGCAGTACATATCCAATAGTTGATACAGTTTTAGTGGAATTTTGAATTAAAAAATTATATCCCGGTTTTAATTCAATATCATCATATGTTTTTATTACATATTTTTCTTCACTCAAATCAATTTGATCAACATTCTTAACATCAAATTTTGATTTGACATTATAACTCCAATTTTTTAACTTTTCATTAGTTTTAGTATATCCAAAATTCTTTACACTAATAAGATCACCTTTTTTATAAGAGTGAGATTTTGATAATTGCAAATCCTTTAGAGTCGATGTAATTCTCACCCTAATTTCTCTACTTCTATCAAATCCAACAAAAGCGTAAGAATAATCATTCAATTCGATATCACTTTTCGAACTGATTCTATTTCTTACACCAGTAACATTTAAAAATTGAGTAATATTTTTTCCACTATATGATAGGAGTAGATCATTATTATCAATGTCCTTAACTGTAAGAGAACCGGACTCTGGAAATGATGAGGTTGAATCTACGTCAATAGTAGTAGAATTTATACTTACATCATTCAGTATTTTTGTAATTGGATTTGGAGAAAATTCACTATAAATTGTTCCATCAACATCGATATCTCTTTGATATCCATAGTCAATACTTATCTTATAATAATCTCCTTCACTATAATTAATTTTTTCTACATCGGATACAGATCCTCTAGCTCCTGTAGTATTTTGATATAGAGTTAAGTTCTTAAGTTCGAGTGGATTTCCTCGAACTGCCTTCACAACAAAATCTTGAGTGACTCGATAGTCTGCATCTGATGGTCTAAAAAGATATTCACTTGGGTGTATGACTTCTACATCCTCTCCATACAAAGCACCAAAAAGAATTTTAAAGGATCTATCAGTTCCCTTAGTTTTGTAAAAACTGTCAACATTATAGATAAAATTCTTCTGATTTAAATTAGAGGCTAAAGATCTATCCTGAAATCCTGGTGTGATCTGATTTTTCAGTTTTTTAAGAAATTCCTGTAGAAAAATAACGTTCAAATTATAAATTATAGCACCCGATTTATGAGATGTAATTGAAGAATTACTAAAAACTAACTCATCTGGTGTATTCGATTTTTGATAAGAGGTTACTCCACTAAAACCTCTTACACAACCTTCAAATGTAGTATCAGTTTTAGTTTCATAAAAAATTATTTCATCATCAATTTTAATCAATCCATTAGTGTCTACAAATCCTTCAGTAAAGTTACTATCCAAAGAACATGTAATAGTTGTTCCTATGATAGAAAGATCGGCACCAAGAACTGTAGAGTTCTTAAGATTTGTGAGTTCTTCAACTTTTACATATTGATCAATATTTTGAATTAAATCAAGAGTTCCACTTTGAACTTCTTGGGAAAGATAATACTGCTCAAGAAAATCTACAAGAAGAGGAAAATCTTCTCGTACATATCTTGGAAGTTGACTAGCGACAATATTTTGGAACTTTACTCTATCTACTGCCATTTCTAATATATCTTAATAAGTGGAGGTTGTTGAACCATTATTACTACTATTTACCATACTTGTAGAAGAGGAAGTTGAAGTACTGGTAGTGGTAGATACTGAAGAGGTGGACGTTGAAGTGGTAGATGTCGAAGTGAATACTGGTGTTCCACGAACTAAACTTCCATTAGAATAACTAGAACTCACTTTGTAATTTGTACCCGAAATATCATCTCCAGATGCAATTTGATCTGGAATCATAGTAACCGAAACAGAACTTAAATCGAGTTGTAGATATAAATCTTGTAGACCAATAACATCATTTGAATATGGAGTTGCAGATATCTCAACTAGTGGAATATCTTTGTTAACTTTTGTTGATAATATTTTTATAGGGTTAAGTTTAATCTCTCCCTTTATGTAATCGATTATACCAATATTCCTTTTCACAATTACTGGTTCTGTTGGTGAATTCAATTTAAATAAGAAAATAGTTCCAGTTTCCAAGTCACTGTTTGGAACATCACCAAGATAAACTGTTCCAGAAATTCCACTCACGGTAAATCCAGATGATTTGATATTATATCCAATAACATTACCATCGTAAGTAGAGGAATGTCCATGATTTTTGATATGAAATCTATTACCAAAACAAATCTCATATTCAGCAAACTGATTTAAAAAAGCTGTCATATCTCTTCTCATATTGATAGTTGTAATATTTGATGTAATTGATTCATTACTATTATCAATAATATTGAGATATTTACTGTACTTGAATCTAGCTCCAAACTTATTAAGATCTGATGAGTTGGAATAATTTGTAATGTTTTGGACAATAGTATCTTTTACATATGATGAAGATGGTGCAAGATTCGTATTATAATAAACGTTGGAATTTGATTCTATGTAAAGGTATTTCAGATCAATAATTTCTGGGACAATTCCAGCTACGGTATATTTTCTGAGTTCTGAGAGTATATTACTTTTTATAGTTGAGGATAGATATACACCATTATATGGTTTAATACTAATAAAAACTTTCCCGTATAAAGGTGGTGTAAGTTCTTCTCCACCAAAGGCAGACACAGATTCAGATTCTGGATAAATTTTAGGAATCAATGCTTCATAATCGGAAGAAGTAACTGCTCTATTTTGAGATGCGTAAATTCTAGGAGCGTATTTTTTAATTGATTCGACACTTTCAATAGACTTGCCACCAAATGATTGATGATTTGTAGCAATTAATGAAACTCCCGATGTAATGGAGTTTCCACTATTATCTCTAAGTGTTCCTGAAAATGTGAAATTGGTTATATTGTTTGCATTTTCACCACTAGAAACGATATAACTGACTTCAACAAAATTTGGTTCCTGTAGTTTCTTTCCAAATATACCGTCACCAAATAACAACTCATACCTTTCACTATCAATTTCTTCTAAAAAGTAAATCGGTGAATTGGGCCCAATTTCATAAAGATTATCATACTGTAAAAACTTCTCTGAAGTTCCAACATCTATAGCACTTTGAGAAGTTTTTACAATAACTCTAATCAGAGAAGTGTCACATCCACTATTTGGTATAATAAATTTTTGATTTGGAGTTCTTGAATTTACGGTGTAAGTATTTTTAATGTATGTTCCTTCGTAGATATCAATATTGGTGAAGTTAGCAGTTCCAGTGGAGTCTACAGGAACTGTAATATCATCAGGAATTGAGAATATATAACTTTCATTACCAAAAGCACGACTTGAAATAAATGCCGTTCCAGCTTTTAATGTAACTGTGACAGCTGTTGTATTTGATGCATCAACACTAAAAGATATATTTGCTACAGCTGATTTTCTTGATCTTGGAAGATATCCTATATTACGAGCTAGTGAAACTACATTTTCTCTTAAAGTTGCACTATCAATAAACACCTCATTTGTCACCATGTTGGCGTTGTATGAGGTTATGTAAGTATTATATGCAAGAGTATCGATAATCGTTGAAAGATTAGATCCCTCAAAGTCATAATCTGTAAAATTGGAATTTGATCGAAGATAACTCTTGATAGAGTCTCTAATCTGATCAAAGTCTAGATTGCTAAAATTAACTAAAGGCATTTACCTAGTGGGTTCCAAGATGAATGTGAGTTGTTGAACTGGTATATCAATACCTACAATGAAGTATTTTATAGTCACATTAAACTCATAGCTATCAAAGTCTGGTTCTACTATGACTTCATTCAATTTAACCCGAGGTTCATATTGATTGATTGTATTTTCAATTTCACTTCGAATTGAAGTGGCAGTTAATTTATCAAAATTCTCAAATAATAATTCAGATACTCTTGAACCAACTGTGGGTTGGAAAGGTTTATCACCGGGTTGTGTAAATACAAGATTACGAACTGATCTTGCAATGGCGTTAGCGTTTTTCAGTGAAATCAGATCAGAGTTGATTGGGCTGATCTGAAAAGTAGCACTGATGTCTTTAAAACCTTTACTGACACGTTCAAGAGGCACTGACTAGTTGCAACAAACCTGATTTATTTATTACACTAAAATTCAGTTATGACTATTTGTTCAGAATTACAAGTACACTTATGATCAGGACTAGAACAATCGTCTGACAAAAAAAGCCCATCTTCATTAAGTTGAGATTTTTTTCTTTTTGGTGTTCGATCATCATTACTAATCTCCCTAAGAAATTCTTTTTCCATAAGTCTCCTAATGATAATCACTATGCTTTATGTATAAGGTCTAGCAATAAAAAACCAGGTTAAAAACCTGGTTGAAATATAACTTATCGTCCTTGACCCCTATAACGCTTTGGTTTTCCATTTCGACTAGATGCTGCATACTTTGTATGTTTGCCAGATCCTTGACGAGTTTTCTTTGGTTGAGGCTCAATAAATGCCGAACCCATCAGAGATTTTTTGAATTTTGCCATAATTAATTTTACTTTCGACGTTTTCTAGAAGTTGATTTTTGAGAAGAGGTTCGAGATCCTCCTTTTCTTTTTCTTTTGTCTCCCGAACCCCAACTCACTTTTGATTTTTTTCTTTTACCGAACATTAGATAACTCTCGTCTTTTCATGTCCCACACGAATACGTGGGTCACACCAGATTTCATAACCAGCCTCAATTGCATCGAGACAGAATGAAACATCTTCACCACACATATCCTGAACAGCTCCAGATTCAAAGACTTGCATCTTGGGAGCAAACCAAGGATACTTCATCTTCTCATTCTCAAAGACACCTTTACGAATCATAACCCAACCAAAACCAGTATAGTCTACCATAAAGGGTTTCTTACGTTTGGTAATACCATCAACCATTTCATGATTCATGACTCCACCATTGTTACGGAAGTCATCTTCATCCAACCAATGTGCAACGGATGTAGTACGTCCATCTTCTGTACTATACCATCCAGCACTAATTGGATTATCAGCTCCTTCAATTTCATTACCATCTTCATCAATTGCTTCAGCTGGAAGTGAAAGATCACACAATTGCCAAAACTTATTACTGTCAAAGATGATATCACTATCAATCCAAAGTTGGTAATCATAATGAAGCTTACCATCCCAAGGAATTTGATCAGGCCCTCGAAGAACATTTGCTCCAAGAACTTTACAACGAGCAAAATTAACCATAGAAGAATAATCTTGGCTAATTTGAATACTCATTCCATTTTGTACAAGATCAAAACAAAGTTGTACAAAATTTTTCAAAAACATATATGATACACCACGTCCAGGAAGACAGAATACAATTGCCTTTCCTTTCATTCGTTGTTTGATTGCATCATAATCCCAAAGTTCAGTTTTTTCTTGTTTCTTTGGTGCTGATGCTTTTACGGTAAATCCTTTAGCCATGAATTAGAGTCACTCCATTTCAGATTTCATTATACTTGGATATTTAGTCTTTGTCTAGTAACTTGCCTCTTGATATTGTGGAATCTCCACAACTTCATACGTTACATGATTTGATACATGATTGTAATATTCAAAAAGACCTATGAAACTCTCTTCATTGAGATTATGTGATACACATTCATTATTTACATAGATGTGATATCTTAATTCTTTCATATAATTTTCTTAAGACTCTTGATTATATAGTTTACATTAACGGATCATATCAATTGATTTTTGAGATGTCCATGTCTCAATTTCAGTTCTCAATCGACCTTCTTTTTTCAATTTCTCATATCGTTTTGTGGCCTTTTTACGCCAATACTCAATGAGATTATTTAATTCAAACTTATGATAGTTTTCAGGATTTGGAATCAATTTATCTTCTTTACCTATAATAACTTCTTTTGAATTCATAAATCCATAATTACAACTAAAAGTTCTTTTTCGTTCTGTCAGATTTTTTGCATAATCAATTGTTTTCATAAAGTCTTCCTTTTCATCAGGAAACTCCTTGAGACTCTTTTTCACTTCAGATACCCATTTAGTTTGCATCTTTCTCTTACGAGATGATGCAGTCAATGGGACAAGATGTTTGTTGTGATTTCGAACCTTGAAATAATCACATAACTCATCATAGAGTTCGCCCTGAATTAAGGGTACTAAATCACTTACACTGAGACCAATGTATTTGATATAAGGTTTTAACCCATCATACTGTGATGATGATTTACTACTTCCATAGAGAGATGTGGTCTCAAAAAAGGCTAGATCAGTATCATACTTTTCATCAAACTGTCTCTTCATCTCATGTGAGCAACAGAGTAACGAGAGCAACTTGCCACCGAGATAATTGTACCCAAATGGTTGTGTCGGAACAATATTAAATCCCATCACCATTCTATGATTTAAGTTCTTTAGATCTACAACTTCACCTAATAGATCATTACGTGGTTTTGAATAAGTGGTCGGTGAACCCATTCGGATCATTCCGACATACTTTCCTGTATTCGTCTCTTCAATTAACCACCTTAACTTTCTTCCTGGAATACTTCTCTCAATCTGATTACTTCCAGTGAGCTCAAGAAGATTACTAAAAAGTAAATGATATTTTTCTTTTCCCTGTTCCATTGTATCAATACTATGAATCTTGAAGTTCATATCTTCAGGGCTCATGTCAAAATTATCAAAGACATAATCATTATCACTAAACAATGAATTCTCAAAGTTTCGATACTTCAGACATTCTAATTGATAATCAGAAATACTTTCAAATTTGAGATAATATTCTTTAAACTTCTTTGCAACATATCTTGCATCATCTGGTGATAAAATCATCCTCTGATAAACACTCCAATCATCACTTCATTCTACTTAGATTTATCTCTCCTGTCAAGAACCATTTTTCTGCGGGGGGTCTTGAGACGAAAAAATTTCTGGGAGAATTTTTTTATTGGGCGGAAAATAACACGCGGTTTTTGTCACCTCTGTAGGTTAGGGAAGTTAGCGATTTTTATTCGGGGGGGTCATATATTATAACCCTTTCAGACCCCACTCAGAACCCCTACAGGCCATTATACCTTATACCCTTATACCATTATACCATTATACCATTATACCC